CCCGCACGGCGGTGCCGGTGGGCTGGAACACGTTGGCCCAGCCGCAGGACTTACAGCGCCAGGTGTCCCGCGGCTCGGTGACCCGCTCGCGCTGGCGGGGGTCCTTGAACATGCCGACGAAGGTCAGGGGATCGCGGGCCTCACCGAGCCAGCGTTGGCAGTGGTGGCAATGGAGCTGGACCTGGCTCACGCGGCGTAGCCCATGCGCTTGAGCGCCCGCTGCACCCGCTCGAACTCCTCGATGGCCTCGGCCACCCGTTCCATCTGGGCCTTGACCTCGAGCTCGGCGGCCTCGCGGGCGGCCTTGGCCTCGTCGCTCTCCACGGGCTCGGTGATCTCGACGTCCACTACGGCCACAGCGTCCGCGATGACCTGCTCCGCGACGATCGCCTCGGCCTCGGCTTCGGTAGCGACCTCGGGCTCCGCACTCTTGGCCGACACCGTGCCCGTCCCCCAGCCCGCACCCACGAACACCGGGCTCGCCTCGATCGCCTGCAGCCCCTTGATGATCCGCTTCGCGCCCTTGGCCTTCCACTCGTCCGACATCTCGCCGGTCTTGACGCTCTTGGGGAACCCGAACGACCACTCGCCCTCGGCGCCCAGCTCCTTGGTCGTGTGGAACGCCTCGCGCCCCCGGCTCGTGGACATGAAGAACTGGCCCCGGAACACGGCCCGATCGCCTTCCTCGGTGATGACGCCCTTGCCCACGGGCGCCTTGCCCTCGGTGATGATGTCGTGGCCGTAGCCAGACAGCTTCACCTTGGCCCCGGCGCCGAACGCGCCCGGCATGATCACGTCGCCGTCCTTGTCCACCACGCCGAGCGTCGCTACGACCGCCACGACCTCGCCCTTGTCCTCCGACTTGATCTCGAAGGGGCCGAACGACTTCATCTCTAGGTCGGACATTACTTCTCCCCTCCGTGTGTTGTGGTTGCTGCACGCCAGGCGCGCTTGAACACCCGCTCGCGGCAACGATTGTCGCAGCCAGGATTCAGGTACGGGTCCATCATCCGCTCGACCACCCACCTCGGCACCGTGCTACTCGGGCACTCCCACCGCTTCCACCGCTGGACGGGAACACCACACCACTCCGACGCACGCTGAACCCCTCCGGCGTACCGGGTGTCGCCACACACGGCACACTTGAATCGGCTAAAGGTCGGATACTTGTAAACCGGGTGCGCCACGTCATCCGGCCCAAACCACATCAGCCGCCAGCGCCGCAGTTCTGAGCCTTTCACGCCGCCTCCGCGTGGTTGCCGTTGGTCCCGCTGCCGTTGTCCTTACCCATTCGCGCCAGCCACTTGGCCGCCAGCGCCTTCACGTCGTCGTCCGGCCCCTCGCTTGCCGCGGCCATGTTCGCCTCCGCGACCCGCTCGTCCGCCGGGTGCATCACCGGCTCCGGCACCACGTCCGCCGGCACCGGCATCACCGTCATCGGCCTGAGGTAAATCTCCTGCGTGTCGTCCACCTCGAGCCCGGCCATCTCCTGCGCCCGGTCCACCCGGAGGATGCCGGCCTCGACCAGTTTGCAGACGCGCTCGGTCAGCTCCACCGCGTTCTCCTTGAGGCTCGCCGCATCCGACAGGTCGAACCCGATCCGTGCCCGGTCCCGGTAGTTGGGCACGAAGTCGGCCAGGAGCTGCGCCGTGAGCTGCCGCGCCATGGCCCGCTGCATCGGGAACAGACACTGCTTCCACGCGAGCCGCACCAGCTCGGCCATCGTGGCGCCGACCTTGGTCTGCTCCATGCCCGACCGGAAGCCGACGACCGCCGCGGGCACGCCCAGGATGGCACAGACCCGCTCCTCGGCCGCATTCCGGAGATCGGGCAGCGAGAGCTGGGTGGGGTTGAACCCGAACTGGGTGACCGTCGTGGGCTGGCCGAACACCAGCGTGGTGCCGCGCCCGGAGCCCGTGAACTCGTTCTCGATGTACTCCTTGAGCGCGTCCACGTTGTCCCGGTTGGGCTCGAACACCTCGCCCGTGGGCGCGTGGGTCGGGCTCACTACGACGCCGGGGATACCCATGTTCTCGAGGATACGCATGGAGAACCGGGCCGCCTCCTGGTCGGTCAGCATCTCGCGCAGCACGGTGCGGAGCGGGGCGAAGCCCAGCCTGGGATCGCGGGGATCGAGGCCGAACCGCATATGCACCACGTCGCGCACGTTGAGCCGGATGGGCTCGCCGCGCCCGGTCTCGTACTCGTAGTAGTCGATGAACGCCGAGCCGTCCGTGGGGCTGTGCGGCTTGATGCACCAGTGGGGCCGGTACCAGAGCTCCACGACCTGGCCGAAACTGTTCCGTACCTTGTGCCAGTAGGCGTTGCCGTTGAGCACGTAGGAGAGGCTGGTCGCCTGCCACAGCGCGTCCCCGTTATACCAAGGGTTGGGCTGGTCGATCAGTTGCTCGACCTCGTGGCCCTCGGCCCAGTCCCATGTGGTACCGTCGCTCCGGGTCTCGACCCGGGCGATGGCGTCGGGAAAGGTCCGCATCACCCACATGACCGGGGCCATGACGACGTTGGAGTCGAGCCCTTCGGTGGCGCGGCCGCCGCCGCGGATCAGGTCCGCGAACGAGACGACATCGCTGGGGATGAACCCGTCGTCCACGATGGTGAGGCCCTTGGTGTGGACGGGGGCGTGGGACCGCTTGCGGAACAGGCCCTTGAGCATCGTACCGATCTGCATTTAGCGCCCTCTCGTGGTCGCGGTCTTATTGGGCAGCGGCCCCAGCCACCAGGACCGCTGCGGCGGAACCGACTGGTGGCCGACCTCACACAGCATTTCACTCAGCAGCACGTCCCGGCCGTGGAGGTTGATCTTGCCCTTGTCGTCCCGCCGCACCGCGAACGCATCCCGGAGCGCCGACACCGTGGGCACGTCGGCCAAGCCGTCACGCGCCGCGGTCAGGAGTGTCCGGCCATAGTCGAGGAGGAGCGCCTTGGTCTGCTCGTTCGTGTGCCAGCCGATCAAGTCGCTCGCGGGCTCCTTGTTGGCCGAGTCCTGCGAGCGCCGATGGTAGATGTACTGGAGCGGGTAGTGGTGCTCGTCGCGCATGTTCCGCAACGTGGTGATCCCGTGTGCGTTCTTCTCCACGGCCCAATAGGTCTGGTATTTCCGGCCCCAGACGTCGAGCAGCCCGGCCAGATCCTCGGGCATGATGGCACTGGACTCGAACTTGACCTTGAGCCGACGGGTCGGAAACGCTCGAATCGTGAACGAGGAGCGGTCCTTTTTCTGTGCCTCGCCCACCGTGAACCCTTCGGCCGTGTCGCAACCGCCAACGGTGCGCTCGCCCTCCACCGGCTCCTCGTACACCTCGACCACGCCCCACGGCGTCTCGACCGTGTAGAGCGGCACGGGGGCGCGGGTCATCAGGTGCTTGAGGAGATCGGCGTCGTAGAACATCCCGCCGGCCGCGGCCCAACAGGTCTCCGAGTCCTCGGCATACTCCTGCAGGAACGAGCCGCGGCCCATCTCCCGCATCTTGAGCCGGCGCCACTTGATCTGTTCGTGGTCGAGCCCGTGGAGCCGGACCAGTTCGGCCTCGTCGGGCTCGAGCGTGCCCAACTCGTCGTCGGCCAGGAGCGGCAGCCGGTAGTTCTCGACGTCGCATTCCCACCAGGGGAAGAACACGGCGCGATAGCCGTTGGCGCCCTGCTCGGCCTCACGCCAGAAGTTGTGCCCCTCGCTGTCGTACCCGCTGGCCGTGGTCTCGAGGGTGACGACCGACTCGCTCGGCACCAGGGCGGGGGTGATGGTGGCGAGCGTCTGGCGCGGCTGGTCCCAGAACGCGAACTCGGAGCCGTGGACCCGCTTGAGCGTGAGGCCGCGGCCGGTGCGCTTGGCGCCGGCAGTGCCGGTCCAGAACACGGCGTCCATCTCGGGCACACCGACTTCGCGGGACATGGCCGAGCCGAACGGGGGCCGGAGCTCGTCGGGGTAGTTCTCGACCGCCCGCTGGGTGATCGAGAACAGCTTGTCGGTGTCCTCGCGGATGTGGGCCAGGGTCATCGTGTCGAACCCGGGCTCGGTGCAGATCTGGTGGAGGTTCCGCGCCTGCTGGTCGGTGGAGATGCCGCCTTGCCGGCCCTTGAGGACGTAGAGCCGGGCTTGGCCGCGCAGGCGTAGCTCCTCGCGCTCCAGTTCAGTAAGGCGACGTTGTATCGCGTTGAGTCGTAGTGGAACGAGGCGCCCGTGCTTGTCGCGGATGCGGTAGCAGGTCTCGGCCCAGAAGTCGTAGGCGAGGAGGCGGGGGTCGAACGTGGGGTCAACCGACAAGCCTCAGTCCCGCTTGCTTCCGCACCTCGTCCACCGCCTCGCGGTAGGGTTTCCGGCTGTGCTCGTGCTCGATCTTCTGGAGCCCGGCGTACTTGCCCAGGAGGTCGATGGCCTTGATCCGGTCGGGCACGTCGGCCGACACCACCATCTCCGCCTCGTTGTCGCCCACCCTGACGCGCTGGATCGCCTCGCCGTCCGCGATGC